CTACTCCTGAGGAACGAATTGTACAAACTTTTAATAATTTTTTAAATGCTGTAGATTTTGCCGGAGTTCCAAGAGAACATCTGGCCCAAGTTTGTAATTTTTGTATGACTGAAAACCCATCTTCTTTAAATTTTAAAAATTTGTCTTTTTCTTGTGAGAGTTTTCAGTCTCCTTTTAAATTTAACACTTCTGTTTCTAGTGTTTTTTCATCTTTTTTTGATATAACAGTTTTTTCTACTTTAGGACCTTCTACGGTCAAATGTTTTGCTTCGGGCCGAAGTTTGTTGGTCCCTTTTCATTGTTTAACAACTAATAGTTCTCTTCAGGAAAATTATAGAGTGGTAGTATATTCTGACATGTCTCAGAATAAAAGAATAATAGATCATGAGTGTGTGAAATTGGCATACCATGATGAAAAAGACGATGTTGCTATATTGCAACTTCCGCGAACATTCCCTTCACCTTTCAAAGATCGTTCTAAATGGTTTAGAAAGGATTTGGATTCTGAATCCCCATCATTTCTAATTAATAATACTGGAGTGGCTTCGTTGGTTGGCTTAAATGCTAGACCTGCGCAGCCAAATTCTTATAGAACTTATACTTGGTCTAATACCTTTGGTGCCACTGATTTATTCTATGACACTAGAGGTAAAGGACTTTGTGGGTCCCTTGTGTTCCAACAAGATTGTGGTTTTGTTGGTATGCATGTGGCTGGTAATGCTGGAACAGGAGTCGGAGTTGGTAAGATTTGGAATGCGGTTACGCGTGAGCGTATCGCCCAGGTTTTGTCAGCGCCTGCTACTCAAATCCCTTTTGCAATAGTTCAATATAAGGATTCAAACTCAAGCGTTATGAAGTTAGGAATTGATGAGGAATTAGGAATGTCAGAAGAAGAATTTCGAAAAATTCAAGCTAGTGTTCCATCTTGTTCAAAACTAGTTACTACGCCTCTCTACGGGATATATCCGGTATCTCGTTTTCCTGCTCAGTTAAGTAAATATGGCAGATGCACTGTGAAAGATGTTGCTAAGAAATCTTTCTCTCCTCTAGTCTGTGTAGATGAGAAAGAGATGCAATTTGCAATTGACACAATGCGAGCTATATTACCAGAATTCACAAAGATAACAGATAGTGAAGTTATTGTTGGTAATGCTTCTTTGGCCGCTCTAAATAAGAAATCTTCAAACGGTTTTGGCTGTCTTCCCGATAAGGCAGATTATATCGATTTTGATCGTAGAGAATTTAAAGATTTTTTTAAGATTGAACTGAATGATATAGAAACCCAGTTAAAGCAGCAACTTCTTCCTTGGAAGAATTTTGTTTGGGTGGAATCGTTGAAAGATGAATTAAGAGGAGTGGAAAAAGAGGGATTACCTCGAAGTTTCCGGGTAGGCACTGTTCATCAGCAAGTGCTTTCTAAGAAATATCTGGGCGACCTCGTACAAAAGTTGATGTCTTTTCGTGAATTTAATGGTATAATGGTGGGAGTTAATCCTTTTATAGAATGGGACAATTTAGCAAAGAAATTATCTAATTACCATTTGTTCGCGGCTGATGTTAAACAGTGGGACGGAGGCATGCTAGTTCAAGTGCAGCGTGCCGTCGTCCAAGAGATCGTTAAGAAGTTTCAAGGTACAGTACCGGAAACAAAAGCCTTAGAGCTTTTACTGGAAACAATAATACATAGTTTGGTTATCGTTCAAGATGATTTTTACTTAACAACTCATTCTCTTCCCTCTGGTCATTTTTTAACTGCCATTTTTAATAGTTTAGTTAATAGATTTTATACCGCTATGTGGTATTATAGACAAATGAGTAAGTATGGTAGGGTCGTAAGTGTGAAACAGTATTTCGAGGACGTGTTAGATTTGGTTTATGGAGATGATAAGGTAGTAGGTGTTAAAAATAATTTTGACATCTTGACAGCGCGAACAATGCGTGACTTTTTCACTTCTATAGGCCTGGGTTTGACTACTTCCACAAAAGGAGAGATAAATTTTGACTTTCAGAGCTTGCAAGATATAGATTTCTTGAAAAGGAAATTTGTTTATCATCAAGATCTGGGTCGATATATGTGTCCCCTTGAATTACGAACGTTATATTCTGGATTGTCTTTTGTCATGAGTGATAAGGATATGTCGCAAGTTTTGGATGATAAAATAAATAATATTCAGAGAGAATTATTTCTTCATCCTGACTACGACAAACACTTAGAGGATCTCTATGCTAGACTAGACAAGTATAACTACCCGTACATGAAATTACCTGTTTCTTATTTACGATTCTTATATACAGATCAAGAGTCTCTAATACGTATGTATGAGTCTTTGTTTTAATTTTATTTTACATAGTTTTATTTTAATTTTGTGTTTTATTTTAAATTTTATATTTTGTATATATTGGAAAATTAAATTTTTGGAGTTATAAGTCATTTTTGTTTTGATAATTGTTAATATTGACGCTACCTTTTAATTTTCTTTCGTTTTAAATCAATATCACGTAAGCCAAATTTTAGTTATTTCATTTGGCTATGTAAATAATAACTGCTTCTTCTACAATTTCTTCTACTTTTTCAAAATACTTTTCCGATGCTCGAGCTCGCAATACCTTAGAGTTGCCTATTCGTTATGATAAGACTTCTAAATTGGATTGTGTTCCTCCAGTGTTGGAAATGGATTACTCTGTTATTTTAAATAAACCTTTTTTGTTGGATACTGTTGATTGGCCGAATACTGCCGCAAGGCATACTCTTCTTCTATCTTATCAACTTCCCGGTGATGTGTTATCTAACGCTTTGGCGGAGATTCCGTTTACTGCTTCTGTTTACTATCGTGCTAAAATATCTATGGTTTTCCAAGTTTCTGGAACGCCTATGCACCAAGGTATACTTCTTGCTTCAGCTCAACCCCTAAATAATTTTGGAGGTGACATTAACCGCATAAATTCCTACCTTTCTTCTCCTCATGTTTTCTTGCACGCCAATGAATCTACTAGTGTAGCTTTGGAGATTCCTTTCTATGTAAATAGTAAGTTAGCTCCTATAGATTTCACTGATACGACAATAGTTCCTTCAAACATTGGGGCCGATTTTTGTTCTGTAGAACTAATGGTGCTGAACCCTTTGGGTGTTCCGTCATCAGGTTCTAATACTGTATCAGTATCGGCTCATGTTGTTTTTAGAGAGTTAGAGTTTTATGTTCCTCATGTTGATCCCGAATGGATTCCTTTCCCAGGTTTTCTGGCAGAGGGGTTCATCGGAAATTTTTATGAGGGAGTTAAGGCTACTATCTCCAAGAGCTTGGATTCATTTGCTTCAGGTGTAAATGCGCTTGCAGGCGATCTTTTAGATAAAACAAAAGGATTAGTCAAAGATGGTGTTGCTTATGTTCGTGAAGGTGTACGAGCGTACACCGGCTTACATAATCCAGAAATACCCTCTCTTGATGGGAGATCTGCGGTTCAGTCACGTCAAAATTTCAATCTCGTCGACACTCCAAACTTCTTCGAGAAGCTTGATCCTTATGGCAATTTTACGAAAGTTTTTGATGATTATTTCTTTGATACTGACGTTGATGAGATGTTGGTTTCTGAAATAATTAGTAAACCTCAATGGATTGGTGCTTTTAAGGTCACATCATCTGACCCTTCTGGTACGATATTATGGTCTAGGCCTATATCTCCAGCTCAAGAGAACCGAACAATGACGTACACTGATGCTGTAGGACCTCAAACTACTACAGTATCGTCAAATCTTTTGCAGACTTTGTCAAGATTGTCTCGCTTCTGGAAGGGGTCTATAAATATACATTTGCAATCCTCAATGACTAATTTCCATTTTTGTAAGCTTATAGTGGCACGTGATTACTCTCCAGATGTCAACATGTTGACTTCGTATCCATCTTTTGGAAGCGTAGCTAACTTGATGACAGAAACATTAGAGTTTTCAGCAGGCGGGCAAGTTCACACTGTGAAGATGCCTTTCTGCTCACCGTTGTCGGTGTTGCCGTGTTCAGCTGACTTGCAATTTAATGCGTTGGAGCATGGAATGTATTATATATATTTATATCAACCTCTTGTGATTAATGGAACAGTTCCCACAACTATTGAGTTTAATGTTTATGTTAGTGCAGGTGAAGATTTCGATTTCTTTGGTTATGCTGTTGATCCTTTGCGTATGTATAAACCTACTGCGGTACCTGTTTTGGCCATAGATAGTGTTGAAAAATCCTCTGAATGGGAGGC